GACTTAGCGGCAATTGAACGTGCAGCAATCTCGCGCTTGTCTAGGGCCGCGTGTTCTTTTTCAACGTATTTTGTGAGCCTAGCAAAAAGTGTCTTGTCGTGTTTCTTGAGTCCCTGGGCCCAGACCTCTAGCTCTACTCGGTGCCCAATTTTTGCAAGTAGCGTAGTCCTTTTGCCGTGCGACACAACGCTGTCCATGCAGGCATTTAGACCAATGTACGCCAGGATATCAGCGTCCAGGTCCTTGATGTCATCAAGCCATATCGACGGACGCCCAGTTGCTTTCTCAGTCTCACCCAGTATGGCCGCACGTATACCAGCTGCGACCTTAGGCAATGCCTTGGTGATAAGTGACTGGGGGTTGTTTTGAGTTGATGGACGGTGGTTGTTTTCAAGTCTTTCGTTAAATCTTTGGTGGCCTTTAGAAAAGAACTCTTCCTCTCTTTTCATCTCTAGGTTCAACAGTTCATTAGTACTCAGTGGCATTGTACGTATCCCTCGTGTTTTGTTCTAAAGGTGGACAAAAGTGTTTTGGTTACTTTTTGACCAATATGTCAGTGCAGATTTTGGTTTTTTAAGTCCGTTAAAAGGTGCATGACATCCTCTAGTTTCCTTAGGGATATCGAGAGACTTTCTTGTAGAAGGAAACCTTCATCTCGGCTTCCTTTGTGGCGGTGCATTTCTTGCAGGTCTTGCTCAATTACGTGTTTAAGCTTAGAGCAAGCGACATCTGACCAACGTCTAATGTGGTCGTATTCAGTACCTACCGGCGGGGTACCTGTACCAGGTTCATCGCTTGTACATTGAACGAGGGCCAGGTGGTGTTTCCAGGTTTTATTATTCATATTCGTATACCTCAAGTCAATTAGGGGCTAAGCAGCCCCCCTGTTTTCAAGTTTGCTCATGATGGCGCTAAGGGCGTCAGGTTTGGTGTGGACATACTTCTGGGTGGTAGCGATTGAGCGGTGGCCCAGTATCTTGCCCAAGGTAATGCTGTCGACGTTATGCTCCATAGCCAACCTAGTAGCGCAGGTATGGCGTAGTACGTGAAACACATAGTGCTTGTCGTCCCTCGCCAGCTCATCTCTTGCCTCTGCCCAAGTGTCATAGAACTTGCGGTGGGTGTAGGGGCCAGCTGGGTACATATCCAGGGCTTTAAGTGCTCCCCTGGCTGCCTGGTTAAGCGGGACGATTCTCTGGTCGCCATTCTTAGTGTCAGTCAGAGTGACGTAGGTGCCACACTGGCTTACATAGCCTTGAGTTTTGCTGTCGGGATTGTTTATGCCCAGAATCTCTCCCAGGCGCATACCTGTGTTCACCCCCAGTACCACAAAGTGGGACATCCAGGGCTGGCTGCTGTTATCCAGAAAGTTGACCAGGTCATCAATTTCTTTGTCAGTGAAGAACCTGGGGCGTGAGCTCCTGACCTTCAGAAACTTCATGCGCGGCTTTCTATCGATAATCTCGTGCTCCACTGCCAGGTTGAATAGGCAGCTGAAACAGGCCAGGTAGCGGTTGACAGTGTTGTCGCACAACCCCATCAGTACCAGGTGGTCCTGGAAGGCCAAGATGTCCCTGACCGTAAAGTCAGCCAGGGGCTTGTCTGCGTTGTCCTGGTAGTTAGCCAGGCGTTGTACCATGAACTGGCAGTCACGTAGGTGCTTGTCGTGCCAAAGTCGATGCGCGTGGGCATCCATAAAGCTAGTTAAAGTTTCCATTGTGATTCCCTCAGATATTTGTAGGCCAGGTCAGAATCCCCCTGGCACGTTCAGTACACATAAACTCAATGAGCCATGTGCTTGGAGTTACACCAGTCTCAAACTCGATGTCCTGGAGCCTGGTGCGTTCTTTGCGGATGGCGACCTCGATTGGCTCAAGGTCCACCACCACTACTGGGCTGCTGGTAATCATTGGACCGAGAACCCTTTCAGATGGTTATGTGCACGACAGCTATCCACTTTCACCGCAAACCTAAAGTAGGCTGATGGGTGGGTGTAATCTCTAGCATTGCCATTGACAACAGCAGAGTGCAGCTGGACTGCTTTAGGCTTCTTGTTAGATTTCTTCTTGATTACCTGGCGTTCACCAGACTTTAAGACTGCCTCGATGCGGTAGCCTTTGGTTAGTTCAACAGCTTCAATCGCTTCAATAGAGTTAGCGTAAGTAGTGTTCATAATGATTCCCTCAAATCGTAGGTATAAAAAAAGCCGCCAAAAGGCAGCTCTGTGTGTGGTTACATCTGTATTTCGTGGATTTACATGTGTAGAATCCATTGCCGCAGGAAGGGCCCATAGCTCAGTTGGTTAGAGCAGTCGACTCATAATCGATTGGTCGTAGAGTCGTCACAGGCGCTTCCTACAATAGTCAAGCAATGGATATATCTGTTGCGGTTACCATTGTAGGCCCTTCATAGTCATCCTGACCTAGGGGTTATCTCGTTCTGTCCCACCGAAAGCGAATGCTGTATGGGGACGAGAGGCTACTTTTTAGACTGCAGGGGTTAGCCCCCCCCGTAATCACATCAACTGACTACATGTACATAGTATCAACTGCCCCGTCGTGGCGCAATACGTTGTACTAAGGTGGACAAAAGTCTAAAAAACACCAGGTCACCGAAGCAACCTGGCGGGCCACAGGCCAATAAACACGCGGCCTCTAGACTGCTCTAGATGCGTTGTGTCATGTGACCACTAGGGGAGAACTGGTCGCATGTTTTGGTAATTTATAGCGTTCCTGGTGGACAGACACAGTGATTCTTGCTGGTGTACTCAGTCTCAAAAAAACGACCACAGTGCTCACACTTTTTGTATTCTAAAGTGGGCTCGAGCTGCGGCTTGTTGAATATTGCGTCAAAGTTATCTTGGAATTTATCGAAGTCAGAGAAGGGTCTGGGAGATGAGCCTTTGCCTGCCATAGTAGGGTCCTTTTACTGTCACTTGTTCTAAAGGTGGACAAAAGTCCTATGGCAGGCTTTTAGGCTGTTTTGGAGGGGGTTACTTTTTAGTCTTTTCGTATGTCCTGAGACCGCCCAGGCCCAAGAGTCCTAAAAGAACAGGCATCATGGTATCCAGGGGTATTAGAGGCACAACTACATCTTTATCTAGCAGAGCCATGACAAAGTTAGTGAACGGGATAATCATAAAATTCCCACACATCGCAAATACGCATGACCATCCGGTTGCTGGGCGCCATCCCGAAACAAACAAATTGTTGTTGGCTGCTTCAACCTTGTTGACTTCCATTTGAGCCATTGCATTTTCATGGGCTTGTTTCTGCGCGAGTGTAGCTATTTCATGGGCTATCTTTTGTTTGGTATCTGCGTCAGGTATGAACTTATCAAGTAGACCCGTGACAGGTCCAATAAGAGTGTTAAGCATCTTCAGCAGCCCCCCGTATCATTGCAGCAACTTCTACTGCACGGTATCCAACCTGGGTAGCATAGCGGCTGTCTAGCAGCTCATTTGCAGCTTTCTCCCACTTACCCTCACGCAGGTACGCCAGGGTTTTCTTAAAGGACATAAGCCTGGGGATGCCCAGGTTAAAGCTTAGGTTGACCAGGGCCTCCTGGACGCACTCAGGCAGCTTATCGAAATACGATATGTTGCGCTGTAGGTCCTTCACAGCTACATCAATGTCTTCCTCGAGCATGATGTAGGCAACACGCTCACTGATGCCACGCTCCTGGATGTTGTGGCCGACACCTACCGTGTAGATACCCAGGTGGTCCTGGTACAGGTCCAGGCGCAGGCCCTCGTGCTTGACCAGGGTATCCCTAATTCTGTTGATATCCATTTGTTACTCCTTTCTTTTGCCCAGGATGCCCTGGACTGTGTCGCTTTCGTAAATCCTTATCCCTAGCCACACAATGGTAAACACAGAGGCTGTTGGGGGCAGCCAGGCAGCTAGTGACATAACCGCAGTACTTGCCGCAGCAACATCAAGCAGCTCCTTTGATTCGTTCTGCATTCTTAGGCTCCTGCCATATAATAGAGGTATATAAAGTAGCTAGTGATTAGAAGTAGTAGAGAACCACCGATTTGGTACAGTGTGTCTGTACGTTTTGACATCGCACGAAGTGTTGCCAGGCGCTGCTTTTCGAGACTCTGCTTGTGCGCCATGAGAGACTGGTGCTGGATAGTGAGCATGTCGCGCCAAACTGCAGGAGGAACTGAGCGTTTTAACTCGCGTTCCTTTTTCTTTAACTCTGCGCGGGCATACGCTAGGTCCAGGGCTTCCTGCTGAGATAGAACATGGGCACCTTTCTTTGTGTCATGTTCTATGGTCTCTATAGTTTTTTTACTTTCGGTCAGTTTGTCAAAAACCCCAGCTAATCCCTCAAGGTGCGCTCCGCTTTCTTTGACAACCTGGACCCCCTCATTGATGGCCTTTAGGCCCGATATTAGTAGTGAGATTTCCGCAATCATTTTACTTCTCCGCTATTGGAGCCACAGTTACAAAGCGCAGCACAGTTACACAAGATGCAATGATGCAGCCAACAACAGCCTGTCCTGCTGGTGATACAGGCAAGAAGCCTACATAGCCTTGCAGTATGCTGAGGATGGCTAGAGCAATTGAGAACTGTACAGTCTTAGACTTGAGGGCTTTGAATATAATGTCCATTACCAAGGAGTTCCTGTAGTAATCGCAGGAGTTTTGCTGTCAGCAATCTGTGCAGCGATAGAGTCTTCTACGCCAGTGACTGCTTCTTCGCCCATGCTGTCCTTCACCCAGCCAATAGCCTGAGCTTCTGTGATGTCTGCATAGAGTGTAAAGCCTTCTGCGTCTACATCGGGTGTAAAGCCACAAGTGCCATAGCTGCTGCCTGTGTGAGTGTCTTCGCCCACTACTTCGCTGTCTGATGCACGCCAATGAGCTACTACAACACCGTCATCAGTGTTGCGGTCTAGGGTTGAGATTGTCCAAGTTACTGCCATGATGTTATTCCTCTAGTTGTTTTCAAGTTCTGTTACGCGAGCTTCTAATGTTTCAATGCGGGTCTGTGCTTCCTGAAGTGCCTTGATAGCCATCCACATCATCTGCTGTTCTTTAACAGCCATACGAGTCGTTTTATCATCTACGTTGAACTCGTCTATGACTTCTGGGTTATGAGTCTCGACTTCTTGAGCAATAACACCTAACTTCTTGTTATCTGAATCACCGTCAGTATTGTAATGAAACTTCTTTAAGCTCCACTGCTTCAGTGAATCCCACTGAGACTCTAAAGGCTCAATGTTTTTCTTCTCACGCTCGTCTGAAAGGTTTACGTTGTTAGCAGAGAAGTTTTTAATACCACCATTTGCGTTAACATAGAATTTGTAACCTCCATCAGTAGGGCCAGAACGATAAACATGATAAGTGTTGTGGCTGAGGCTGGTAATACTGGAAGTAACTCCCGCTGTTGTATTACCGAAGACAGCAAAACCTTCTGTTGTAATGCCCGCTGTAGATTTTCCAAAAAGTACATTACCGCTGGAGTCTATGCGCATGCTCTCTTGTAGAGTAGCTGTTGCACCTGCTGTCCCAGTTGCCGCTCGTTGGAATACCACCCCTCCGTTATATAGGTTTATTTGAGATGCGTTTCTGCTCGTAACATATTTAAAGTTAGCGTCTGTACCTAAATAAAGATTTGAAGATAACCACATGTTTTGGTTGCCACCTGTAGCAAGTGACGCACCATCTCCTAACTGCAACGCTTTTGAAAAGCCCCAAGGACTGGGCGTACAACCAATACCCACGTTGCCTGATGAGTCCAGAGTCATAGCCTGACTGCCACCGCTTGTGTAGAAAGAAGCGATGTTATTACTTGCCGCACCTGTAAGTAAAAAACCTGTTGTTCCTGAGTTAGCTACGGTGTGGAGGGTTGCTGCTGGCGAGCTAGTGTTTATACCCAC